GGTGAGAAAAACCGCTCGTGCGTGTGCGCGTGGTTTTTGGATTTTGGCGGAGGGTCCTGGGAAAATTTTCAGACCGGAAAATGGCCGGAAAGTTACCGGAAAATTGAGGAAAGTTAAACGGATTTTTGCTGACAACGGCTGACATCAGCCGACACGGAGAGAAAAGCGGGAACCTTGGCGGAGGAACCCGGAGAACGGCGGAGGATCAGGAACGGAGGGCCGGAAACGAAACGGAGGAGTGGAGCATGGGAAAAGCGGTGGAGCTGCGGGAGGTGGAAATCGCGGCGCTCAAACCGTATGAGCGAAACGCGAAGCAGCACAGCAAGGAACAGGTCGAGAAAATCGGACGGAGCATCCGGGAGCTGGGATTCCTCTCCCCTTGCCTGATCGATCAGGAAAAAAACGTCATCGCAGGACACGGACGGATCATGGCCGCAAAGGAAATCGGCATGACAACGGTGCCCTGCGTTTTTGTTGAAGGGCTGACGGATGCGCAGCGGAAAGCCTATATCCTCGCGGACAACCGGCTGACGGAGCTGGGCGAATGGAACATGGAACGAGTCCAGCAGGAGCTGGCGGCGCTTTCGGATGCGGACTTTGACATCAGCCTGACGGGGTTTGATCCGGATCTGCGGTTTGATGATTCCATGGGCGCGATCCAGGACGACGGATGGACAGAGACGGAGGCGGACGCGGCGGAAGAACCGCGGAGCCGGGTCGGCGATATCTTCCAGCTGGGCGAGCATCGGCTGATGTGCGGAGACAGCACGGATCCGGAGATGGTCGCGGCGCTGATGGACGGAGAACGCGCCGATCTGATGGTGACGGATCCGCCGTACAACGTCGGGCTGGGCGGAGACGAAAGCGGATCCGCGCAAAGCACTGATGAGCTGGCAAAACGCAGGAAACATCAGAACGACGGAGCATTCCTGCTGAACGACAACCTGGGCGAGAAGGAATTCGTGGAATTCCTGGGCAAGGCCATGACTAACGGGAAAGACGCGCTGCGGGAGGGCGGCGCGTTTTACGTCTGGTACGCGACAAAAACAACGGAGCAATTCCTGGAGGGAATGCGGCTGGCCGGCCTGCAGGTCCGGCAGTTTCTGATCTGGGTCAAGGGGCATTTCACCCTGGGACGGCAGGACTACCAATGGCAGCATGAGCCATGCTTGTACGGATGGAAGGACGGCGCCGGACACTACTTCATCGACAACCGGAAACAAAGCACAGTGATCGAGGATCTGATGCCGGATCTGGCTCACATGAAAAAAGACGAAATGGCGCAGCTGCTCCGGGAGATCTACGCGGAGGAAACCGCGACGGACGTGATCCGGGAGAGCAAGCCGAACGTCAGCGAGCTGCATCCGACGATGAAGCCGCTGAAGCTGATCGCCCGGCAGATCCGGAACAGCAGCCGGGAGGGCGAAACGGTGCTTGACCTTTTCGGAGGCAGCGGAACAACGCTGATCGCCTGCGAGCAGATGAACCGGAAGTGCCGCATGATGGAATTCGATCCGCACTACGCGGACGTCATCATCGACCGATGGGAGAAGATGACCGGGCTGAAAGCCTTGAAAATCAACGGTTACACAAACCTGGGGGGGTATAAGGCGGCAGCGTAACCGGGCAGCGGACGGATGAAGATCCGGAAAGGACGGCGGAGACATGCGGCATAAGAGAAGTACACGAACAGGTTACCAGAACCTGCAGCGGACGGGCCGGAACCGGAGAGCGAGGAACCGGAAGCGGAGAAGCCGGGACATGAGGGAGTGAGTGGACGATGGCGCGAAAGCGGATCGTGAAAAACATGAGCCTGCAGGAACAGGCGGAGGAAATCCTGCGGAGGGCGACGGAGAAGGGAGTCAGCAGCAATTTCTTTTTCGTGACAACTTTCAAGAGGTACCAGGTGCAGATGAAGATCCTGACGGACCTGGAACGGGAGATTCAAAACACCGGGACGACGATCACAAAGACATACGTCAAAGGCCGGGAGAACCTCTGCACGAACCCGGCAATCGCGGAATACAACAAAACCAGCACAGCAGCGAACAGCACGGTCGCGACGCTGATCCAGATCATCGACAAGCTGAGCGAGGAACAGGTGAAGGAAAGCCGGCTGCTCAAGATGATGGATATGATGAGCGATGAGTAAAAAAACGAATAACGCGAAAACGGGCGGAGGGTCGGGCGCAGCAGCGCCTGAACCGAAGAATTATATTCTGGAATATTACCAGGCGATCACCGACGGAAGCGTGACGGTGGGAGCATGGATCCGGGACTGGTACCGGTACATCGTAACCGGACTGCAGGAAAAGCGGTTCTTCTTTTCACAGAAGAAAGCGAACATGTGCATCCGGTTCATCCAGACGTTCTGCAGGCATCACGAAGGGGCGCTGGCGCCGGGGCTGATTAAGCTGGAGCTTTGGCAAAAGGCCATGATCAGCGTGATCTTCGGAATCGTGGACGCAGAAGGGGTGCGGGTTTTCCGGGAAGTGCTGATCGTGATGGGCCGGAAGAACGGTAAGACGCTGCTGGCGGCGTGCATCATGGCGCTGATTCTATACCTTGATCCGGACTACGGCAAACGCCTTTACACGGTCGCGACCAAGATGGACCAGGCGCGGCTCTGCTACGAAGCGTTTTATCAGATGATCCGGAAAGAACCGGAGCTGGAGGAGATCACACAGAAGCGGCGGACGGACATCTACGTCGCGGAGACGAACAGCAGCGCGATGCCGATCGCCTTCTCCGAAAAGAAAAGCGACGGCCTGAACCCGAACGGGGTGGTCTGCGATGAGCTTGGGGCCTGGCAAGGAGAGCAGGGCCTGCGGCAATACCAGGTCATGAAAAGCGCGCTGGGCGCACGGAAGCAGCCGATGCTGATAAGCATCACAACGCCGGGATACGTCAAAGACGGCATCTACGACGAAATGATCCGGAGAGCGACAGCGGTGATCAACGGAACGAGCCGGGAGACAAGGCTCGCTCCGTTTTTGTATATGATCGACGAACCGGAAAAATGGAACGACATCAACGAGCTGCGGAAAAGCAACCCGAACATGGGCGTGAGCCTGACGGTGGACAACGTCCTGGAGGACATCGCCGCGACGGAACAGAGCATAAGCCAGGCAACGGAATTCAAGACAAAGGTCGCCTGCCTGAAGCAGAACAGCAGCGCGGCCTGGCTGCGGGCGGAGGATGTGAACAAATGCTTCAGCGAAACCGGAAAAACATTTGAAGACTTCCGGCACACCTACGCGCTGGCCGGGATCGACCTTTCCATGACAACGGACCTGACGGCGGTGGTGGTCCTGATCCAAAAGGGAGAAACCGTCTGGTTCTTCGCACGGTTTTACATGCCGCGGGAGAAAGTCGAGGAAGCGACAGCGAGGGACGGGATCCCTTACCAGAAATACGTCGAGCAGGGATATCTGATACTGAGCGGAGAAAACGTGGTGGATTATCACGACGTGGAAACCTTTTTCATGTCCCTGGTGCGGGAAAAGGAAATCCTGCCGCAGAAAAACGGGTACGACCGATACAGCGCGGCCTTCCTGATCCAGGACCTGCAGGGGATGGGATTCCAGCTGGAGAGCGTCAGCCAGGGAAGCAACCTGACGGGCGTGATCATCGACACGGAGGGCATGATCAAAGACGGGCGTCTGAAGAGCGCGGAGGATAACAACCTGATGAAAATCCACATGATGGACAGCGCCCTGAAATTTGACGAAACGAACAGGCGGAGACTGATCAAGGTCAGCAGCACGGCGCACATCGACGGGATGGCGGCGCTGCTGGACGGGATGACCATGCGCCGGAACTATTACAGCGAAATGGAGCACCTGCTCCGCAACGAAAGAGGATAAACCGATGGGACTGATTGAGAAGATCTTCGGGAAGCGGAAACCGCAGCAGACGAACGGACAGCCGCTGACGACGATGGAGACGTTCACGGCCTACGCGCCGGTGTTCACGAGCTGGGGCGGGCAGCTGTACGAGAGCGCCCTGGTGCGGGAAGCCATCTACGCAAAAGGCCGGCACGTTATGAAGCTGCGGTTTGACATGCGCGGCGCGGCAAAGCGGGAGCTATACAACGCGGTGAAAATCCGACCGAACCCATTCTCCACCTGGCCGGACTTCCTCGAGCGGTGCAACGCCATCTACGAGGTCGAGACGAACCTGATCATTGTTCCAGTGCTGGACGAATACGGACAGCAGAAAGGTTTCTGGCCGGTGTATCCCAGCGGATGCGAAATCCGGGAGCGAGGCGGAACGGTGTACCTGGTCTTTCAGCTGGCCGGAGGAAAACGGCAGGCCATGGAGCTGGACCGGTGCTGCATCATCCGGAAGCACCAGCTGAAAAATGACTTTTTCGGAGAGGGAAACACGCCGCTGGGAACGACCATGGAAATGATCACGACCTTTGACCAGGCAATCATGGAGGGCGTGAAGAACGCGGCGACCTATCGATTCATGGCCCAGATGACGAACTACATGTTCGATGAGGATCTGGCAAAGGAACGAAAACGGTTCGACAAGCTGAACTTTCAGGAAGGCGGCGGAGGGCTGCTGCTTTTCAACAACAACGTGACGAACGTGAAGCAGCTGGAAGCGGCGAAGAACCTGGTCGACAAGGATCAGCAGGAGCTGATCGAAAAAAACGTCTTCCGGTACTTCGGAGTCAGCGAACCGGTGATCATGAACACGGCAAAGCCGGAGGAACTGAGCACCTTCTATGATGGTGAAATAGAGCCGTTCGCCATCAAGATGAGCGACGGACTGAGCAGCATGATCTACACCGATCGGGAGCAGGCGACCGGGAACCGGGCGCTGCTGACGGCGAATCGCCTGCAGTATATGAGCGTGGCCGACAAGGTCTCCATGTCGCAGCAGCTGGGCGACCGCGGAGCGCTGCTGATTGATGAAATCCGGGATCTTTTCAATTACGCTCCCCTGCCAGACGGCGCGGGACAGCATGCGCCGATCCGGGGCGAATATTACATGGTCGATGAAGGAAGACCGGATCAGAAACAGACGGAGGAAAAACAGAATGCCAGCGAATGACAAAAAGCCCAAAGCCGGACAGCGGGAGGTGCGATTCTACACCTTCGAGGTCCGGGCGGAACGGGATGAACAGCGTGGGAGCTACATCACCGGAAAGCCGATCGTCTACAACCAGGCGACGGACATCGGCGGGATGTTCCAGGAAGTGATCGAGCCGGGGGCCGTGGACGCGGCGACGGATCTGCGGGACGTTCCGCTGCTGGTCGGACACGACATGCGGATGATTCCGCTGGCCAGGAGCCGGAACAACAACGCAAACAGCACCATGCAGCTGACACCCGCGGCGGACGGCATGGACATGCGGGCCGACGTGGACACGGAGAACAACGCGACAGCAAAAGCGCTTTATTCCGCGTGTGGGCGCGGGGACATCACAGGGATGTCCTTCGCCTTCTTCGCGGATAAGGAACGGTGGGAGGGCCTGGATTCGGATTATCCGAAGCGCTACATTCAGCATTTCAGCCGGATCGTTGAAGTGAGCGCGGTCACCTTCCCCGCATATGACGGCACCCGAATCATGACGGGACGGGACGAAGAATCGGCGCTGGAGAGCGCACGATCCTCGCTGGAGAGCGCAAGGAACGCCCTGAAGGAAGAACGGGAACGTCAGAAGAACGATGAGCGCCGACAGACGGCGCTCGCAACCCTGAAAAAATGAGGAGGAACGAAAACCATGAAGGAAAAACTCAAGAAAATGACCGTGGCGGAGCTGCAGGCCCGCCAGAAGGAACTGCAGGGCATCGGCGAAAACCCGGAGAACCGCAGCACCGAGGAGCTGGAGCAGCTGGCGGAGGAACGTACCGCCATTGATGAGGAGCTGGCGGAGCGCCGGGCGCAGGCCGCACGGGACGCGCTGCGCCGGGATGCCGTGGCCAGCGGCACCGTGGGCACCAATCTGCTGGGCACCGTGCCGCAGCAGCAGGAGCAGCGGGAACTGAACGCGGACAGCCCGGAATACCGGAGAGCCTGGCTGAAGCGCCTGGCCGTGCGGGACGGTGTGCCGCTGTTCGGTGAGCTGACGGAAGCGGAGAACCGCGCATTCACCTTCACCACTGCGAACACGCCCGCGGTCGTTCCGACCCAGATCATGAACCGGATCGTCGAGCTGGTCGAGAGCGACTACCCGATGTACAACGACGCGGAGAAGAGCGCCATGACCAGCGGCTTCCAGATTCCGCGCCACAAGAGCATCGACGCGGGCGATGCCGCCGCGACCAATGAAGGCGTGGCCAACGCGGACGAGCAGGACACCTTCGATTACCTGCCGCTCTCCGGCGTGGAAATCAAGAAGCACCTGGTGATCACCCGGAAGATGAAGTGGCAGAGCATCGGAGCGTTTGAGGACTGGATCGTCAAGCACATCGCGGAACGCATCGGCGTGGCGAAGGAAGCCCGGATCCTGGCGCAGCTGAACGATGCCACCTACGGCATCGACAGCGGCAACATCGGAACCGGAGTGGAAGCCACCGACGCGAACATCCGCGCATACCTGGCGAAGATCAAGGGACAGGGCCGCAAGGTCGTGTACGCGAACAACTACACCATCTGGAACATCATCGCGGGCATCAACGACGGAGCCGGAAACAAGGCGTTCATCCCCAGCCCGCAGGCCGACCCGGTCACCCAGGGCGTGATCTACGGCATGACCGTGAAACTGGATGACAATCTGGCAAACAAGGTCATGTACGCGGGCATTCCCGCAAAGCTGCTGGCGAACGACTTCGAAGCCCTGTTCATCAACCGGGCGATGGATCCCAAGACCTTTGAAGACATCATCGCGGGTTATTCCCTGTTTGATGCCGGTCTGGAGAACCCGAAGAGCTTCGTGAAAGTAACTTTTCAGTAATCGGCGGCGCGGCTGACAACAACCCGGACGACGACATCCTGTCCGAGGCTGAACTCACCGCCTTGACGTTGGCCCAACTCAAGGAAATCGCCGCCGAATATGGGCTGACCTTGCATCAGACCACAAAGGCAAACATCATCGCTGAAATCCTGGAAGACCTTTATCCGAGCAGCCTGAGCGCCATGACGCTGGGTGAGCTGGAACTGGATCCGGCGTTTGACAGCGATACCACAAGCTACGAAGCCGCGACCACCAACGCGAAGGACAAACTGTCCGTCACCGCCAAGGATCCGAACGCCACCATCACCGTGAAGCTGGGCGACACCGCCATCAGCGCCGGAGATGACGGCAAATACGAGATCACCTGGACGGAAGGCGAGAACGCCCTGACCGTTAAGGTTGAGAACGGCTACGAAGGCGAGGTCGCTACGACCTACGCAATCACGGTCACTGCGTCTTAACAGACGTTTGTGATATACCGCCGCCGCCCGGAGAGGATCCACTCCCCTCTCCGGGTTTTGTTTGCATTCCTGGAGGGCTTTCCGATCGCCATCCAGACCTCCTTCGGCCCCTCTTCTTTGGGGTTTTTAAGAGGAACAAGACGGAACGCAATGTTACAGAAATGAGGAAAGACCATGCTGAAGGAAGCCATGCTGGCAATGCGGGTTACGGACCTGGAATACGCGCCGGACATCCGGAGACTGCTCAAGGCCGGAATGCTCGATATGCAGATCGCCGGGGTGATCGTGGGTGGTGAAATTGACATCCAGATTACGGAGGACGCGAGCGGAAACATCGCCGTCAATGACAAAAGCACCATCACGGACGAAATGATCCAGACGGCGCTGATCACCTACGTCGGAGCGCGGGGAAACTACGCGAGTCCGGAAGAACGGATGAAGCTGGAAGCGAGCTACGACCTGCAGCGGAGGCAGCTGGCAAACGCGTCCGGATACACGGACTTTCTGACCGGGGAGGCGGGATCGTGAAGCGAGTGGGCATTGTTTACCTGATTACCGAGAAGCCGGAAGCCCGGGGTGTGCTGGATGAGGTGACCGAAGAACGCAGGAAAACCTACTGCGAGGAGAAAAGCCTGGCCTGCTCCGAAGTCTACCAGGCGCGGGCGAGCGGACACGCGCCGACGATCCGGCTGAAGCTTCCGCAGGTATTCGAATACCGGGGAGAAACCGTCTGCGAATACAAAGGGGAACGATACGAGATCCTGCGGGACTACTCGGACGAGAAAACCTTCGGGGCGGAGCTGACGCTGGAGAGGACCCGCGGGAACGCGGCGCCGGCGGAGGACACGGAAAGCGGCGGAGGTGACAGCGGATGATCTACGACGAGCTGGTGCGGGAGCTGAAAGCCATCGAGGGCGTGGAATTCACGGAATACGAATGGAAAACGCGACCGAACGGAAATCACGGGACCGTGCAGCTGGACTTCGAGGCGGAAGACGATGACGGCGACGACCGGAAACAGGACCGAGCCTGGGAAGGAAGCGTCGATCTGTACACAAAAGGAAAAGCCATGATGATCGCCGCGGCGGTCGAGAGCGTGCTGGAAAGCATCTGCGAAAGCGCCTGGTACCTGAACAGCGAGCAATATGAACGGGAAACCGGACTGGTTCACCGTGAATTCGTATTCCAGATCGAAGCGAGGTGATCCGGATGGCATGGAGCATGAAAACCGAGGGCCTGACGGAGCTGAGCGAAATGCTGGGACAGCTTGCGGACCAGGCGGAGAAGGTCGCGTCCGGAGCGCTTTTCGACGGAGCGGGAATTGTCGCCGACGCTTTAAACAGCGCGGTGAACAGCATACAGACGGAACCATTCATCTACAAGAAAAATCACAGACTGCCAAGTCCGGAGGAGAAAGCGGCGCTGCGAGGGAAAATCGGCATCGCGAAATTCCGGAAGAACGGCAGCGAGGTCGACACGATCATCGGACTCACCGGAGATGCGGGATATACACAGCTGGGAAACCGGAAAACAGCTGTTGTCGAGATTGCCAGGAGCATCAACAGTGGAACAAGCTTCATGACGAAACAGCCGGTGTTCCGGAAAGCGGCACGAAGCGTCAGCAGCGCAGCGAAAGCCGCCATGATCGCGAAAGCGGATCAGATGATCGAGGAGATCACAGGAAAATAAACACGGGAGGAAACAAACATGGCATACATCGGAATGCGCAAACCGATTTTTGCACCGATTACGAGCCGGACGGACGGCAGCGCGATCACCTACGGTACGCCGATGGTTATCGGGCCGGCGGTGAGCGCCAACCTGACGTTCAGCACGAGCGACAATCCGGATTACGGCGATGACGTCGAAGTCGACAACGATACCGGGATCAACGGATACAGCATCGCGATGGAGACAAACGACATCACGCCGGAGGGCCGGGCCAAGGTCATGGGCTGGCAACCGGTCACCGGAACCGGCAGCAGCGTGACGGAATACGACGTGACGGATGAAGCACCGCCGGAGGGCGGTCTGGGGTACATTCGGGTCAAGCTGTTCAGAGGCGTCCGGAAATACGAGGCGTTTTTCTATCACTGCCTCCAGTGCCAGAGCGGCGGAGAGAACGCGAGCACGAAACAGCGGCAGATCACCTGGAACCATCAGACGATCAACGCGACCGGCAAAGGCGTCTTCCTCGACAACAGCGGGAAAGCGAAATATTTCAAATATATGGAATTCGCGACCGAAGCCGAGGCGCTGTCCTGGATCTATGCCAAATTTGGCACGACGGTGCCGACATAACAGGAAAAGGACCACCCGAAAACGGGTGGTCTTTTTCGGGTTTTGGGATTCAACCGAGAAGGAGTGGGAGCATGGAAAATATCAGAATTACAATCGGGGGCCGGGAAATCCCCCTGCGGTTCCGGATGGATGAATTTATCGAAATAGAAGAAACAATCGGTAACCTGGCGGAGGTAAAAGAGCTGATCCTCAAGGGCAAAAACCGTCTCCGGAACCTGGTGGGAGTGATCCGGATCATGGGCAACGGCGGACTGAAAGCCGCGGGGCAGGATCCGGATCTGACGGACGAATGGCTGCGGGAGAAAATGGAACCGCATGAGCTGATGACCTATCAGCTGGCCGCAATTGCCTGCATGACGAAAGCGGGCGAAAGCGAGGCAGTGCGGGAAGAAAACGAAAACAAAGAGCGGGATCTGGTGCTGGAGGAAATCGAGGCAAAAAAAGATCCCGTGAATTCACATACCGGCGGGTAATTCACTGGGGACTGGTCGCCGGGCTAACCTTTAGCGAAATGCACAACATGACGCCGGGAATGATCATCGATCAATACATCTGGCGCAGACAATACGACGATGAACAGCACGGAATCAAAAGGGAGTGACACGGATGGCCGATGTAAGCGTCCAGATGGGCGTCAGCGGGATCAGCCAATTCAAGCAGCAGATCAGCGAAGCGCAAAGCACCGTCAAGACCTACGACAGCGCATTAAAGCTGGCGGAGAAGCAGCTGAAGGCGACAGGCGACGCGGAAACCTATCTGCAGAGCAAGACAACCGCCCTGCAGGGGAAGCTGCAGGAACAGCAAAGCGCGGTCAAAAGCGCGGAAGCTGCGCTGAAATCCATGGCGGACAGCGGAGTCGACAAGGCAAGCGCGGCCTACCAGAAAATGGAAAAAAGCCTGCTGGACGCGCAGGCCGCGGTGCTTGACACCCAGATGGACATCCAGAACATCGGCGCGGAAAGCACGAACGCCGCGGGAAAGACGGACAGGCTGGCCAGCAGCCTGGGCGGACTGAACCGGACGGTGAGCCTGGAAACGGTGATCAGCGGCCTGGGCCGGATCACGGACACCATGGAGCGCGGGATCCAGAAGGCCGGGGAGCTGGGGGAAGCCATCTGGGACAATGTCATGAACTCCGCAAAATGGGCGGACGATTCCGAAACCATGGCACTAATGTACGGGATCGACCTGGACACCTTCCTGCGGATGCAAAAGCTGGTCACGAACGGCATGGACACGTCGGTCGACGCCATGCTTCGAAGCCAGACGAAGCTGAACAAAAACATCGGCAGCGGAAGCAAAGAAACGCTGCAGTATTTCCGGGAGCTTGGCGTTGCCATCGCAACGGTGACCGGAGAGTCCATGGACATCGTGCAGCGGAAGGATCCGGCGGATCTGTTCTGGGAGATCGGCGATGCTCTGATGCACATGGGCGACGCATACGACAAAGAGGCGGCATCACAAGCGATTTTCGGCAGAGGCTGGAAAGAGCTGGTGCCGCTGTTCGATAAATATAGCAGCCGGGAAGCCTATGAGAAAGCCCTGGACAGTGTCAAAGTCAACACGGAGCAGGAAGTCAGCGACCTGGCGGCGCTGAATGACAAAGTGGCCGAGCTGCAGGGCAATATCGAAACGCTGACCAACAAGGGATGGGCAGCCCTGGCGCCGTCCCTGACGGGAGCAGCGGACGCGCTGAGCGGGCTGCTGGGAAATGTGCTTGAATACCTGGACACGCCGGAAGGGAAAGAGGCACTCAACGAAATGAGCGAGAGCATCAGCGGATTGTTTGAAGATCTTGAACACATCGATCCGGATAGTGTTGTTCAAAACTTTCAGAAAGTATTCGACAAAATTGTCGGCGGCTTCCGTTGGATCAAGGAAAACAAGGATGGCGTCGTGACGGGAATCAAGGTGATCGCCGGGGCGTTTGGACTGCTTAAAGTCAGCGAGGGCGTGCTGACGTTCCTGCAGCTGATCAACGGCGCCAGAGGCGCACTTGGCGGCGGAGGAGGAGGAGCGGAAGCGGCAGCGGCGGCGGCGGCAACCGGCGGCGGTCTTCTTAGCAAAGCGTGGGAATGGGCAGGAAGCAAACTGACCGGGATAAACGACTGGATCGGCGGAGCGATGAATGGAGCCTCCATGTGGGACTACATAACAAACAACACAAGGGTCGGTCAGGAAACGCGAAACACAGGGGACTTTTTCGGTGCGGTCCAGACGGCCTTTGATGAAAAGAAAGCGGAGATAATGGAAAACGCGGAAAACTTCGCGTCCGATTGGGAGGGCCTGCTGGCGGAAATTTTTGTCAATTCCTGGTCCGAGAAAAACAGCGCAACCGAAAAAAGCAGCGTTTTCCAGGAGGCGCTCGACGAACTGGCGGACTTCTTCGGCACAGGAGACAATCCGAAAAATCCGGTCGAGATTCCAACAGAACCGGAAGTGCCGAAAAACGCAGCAGCGGACGTCGCGGAACAGATCGGTGTGGTGCCGGTCGCGGTGCAGCCGGTTTTCAGCGGCGCGGGATATGGCGGAAGCACCGGCGGAGGATCCGCGAACCTGCTGACAGACATCGGATACGGAGGATTCAGCAGGCTCTGGAAGGAACACGCGAACGGGATTCCCTATGTGCCGTGGGACGGATACGCGGCGATACTCCACAAGGGGGAACGCGTGGTGCCGGCGCGGGAGGTCAGCAGCCGGAGCTACTCAAGCAACATGTATTTCGAGAACGTAAACATCAACAACGGAACGGACGCGGAAGGACTGGCAGCGAAAATCGCGGAGGCAAACCGGGCGACAATGAGTGGGACCGGAAATTAACACATGCGAGGGAAAACAAATGGCGCAAAGCTTTTTCATCTGGAATGGCGTGGACTGCAGGAGCATGGGGATTTATCTCAGCAGCGCGGCGCCGATCGTTCGCCCGGAAGAACGGGTGGTGCATCATGAGATTCCGGGACGGAGCGGCGACCTGACAACAACAGAAGGAATAGAGCAGGAGCCGATCTACAATAGTTATATTCAGACCGTGACGATTCACGTCAAGGGCGCGATGAACGTGCGGAGAGTATACGAATGGCTGCGGGGATCCGGATACGTCACATTCAGCGGAGAACCGGACCGGCGGCAGCAGGCGCGGATCATCGGCGCAATCAGCCTGCAGAAAGCGAGCAGAAATCTGGATACCTGGGTCGGGCAGGTACAATTTTACTGCCAGCCGCTGAAGGAACTGATCGGGGAACCGAAACAGACGCTGACGGGAACCGGGATGGCGGTCAACCTGGGAAGCGTCCCGGCAAAGCCGAGGTGGAAAATCGTGCCGAACGCGGCGGAGGTCACGCTGCAGGTGGCGCGGGCCTGGGGCAGCAGCACCAGCATGGAGCGGATCCACATCGGCGGGACAACCTCCGGAGAGGCGCTGATCATCGACAGCGACACGCAGATGGTCACGGATGAATTCGGGGTCACCAACTGGACGATTCACAGCAGCGGAGACTTCCCCATCCTGATGCCGGGAGCCAACGTCGTCGGCGGCAGCGGATGGAGCAGCGTAGAAATTCAAAAACGGGAGAGATATTTGTGATCTGCGTTTATGACTGGACACAGCAAAACGATTACAACACCTTCGGCGCGGCGGTGCTGAATCCAAGCAGCTGCGTGACACGGCAGATCGGCGGCGGAGGATATACGCTGAAAATGACGCATCCGGTGGACCGGGAAGGGAAATACAAGCTGCTCGTCAACGGGAACATCATCAAAGCGCCGGTGCCGGAGGAAGAAATCGAAAACGCCTACGCGGGGCGGGACATGTGGATTTATTACACGGCAGGCGAAACGGCGCTGCGGGATGATCCGAGCGAGCCGAGATCCGTTAGCTATGACGAATGGAACGGCAGCAACATCTACGTCGTCGGCAGCAAGGCAACATTCAGCAGAAAAAACTGGCAATGTATATATTTCGATGATAGCAGCGGTCAACGGTTTATTCCGCCTGATGACAGCCCTTGGTGGAAAGAAATACCGGGAAAAACTGGAGGCGGAACTGTCGTGGCCAGCCTGCCAGCCGGGACGAAGCTGATCTGGGTTTCCGGGAGCTATTCGGATACCTGGTGGAAAATGTGCACGCTGGGCGGGGTCGAAGGATGGATCAAGCAGAGCGACCTGACAGGCGAAGAACACCGGGAGCAGGACGAAATTCAGCCGGTGCGGATCACGGAGCAGCTGTTCCGGATCAAGCGGATCACAGATCAGACGGAGCATGAGATCAGCCTGGAAGCGGAGCATGTGAGCTACGACGCGAACGGGCTGCTGATTCAAAAGGCGGAGATCGCAAAGGCCACACCGGCGACGGCGATCTGGATGATGCAGGAAGGGCTCTACGAACCCTACGAAGACGGGACAATATCCACCAACCTGACGGACACAGACTCCGGAACCTACACGCAGACCATCAAAGGGAAAAGCCTGATCTGGGCGCTGCTGGATCCTTCCAGCGGCATCGTGGCGAAATTCGACGCGGCGCTGAAGCGGAACAACTGGGACATATACGTCCTGAAGAAGCAGAACACAGACCGGGGATTTTACATCCGGTACGGCGTCAACGCCAAGGGGATCCACTGGGACCGGGACGCGAAGGACGTCGTCACGCGGATCATTCCGGTCGCAAAGGACGAAAACGGGAACGATTTTTATCTGACGAACCTCTACGTGGACAGCCCGCTGATCAGCGCATACCCGCGGATCCGGATGCAGCAGCTGAGCGTCAACGGACAGGTCGGAAAGGACGACGGCAGCGGCACGGACACACCCTGGACGGAAAGCACGCTGCGGGCGGAGATGGAAGCAAAGGCTCAGGAAAAATACGACAACGAACATGTCGACCAGGAAAAGGTCGAGGTGACGGTGGACTTCCTGATGCTGGGCTACACGGAGGAATACCGGGAGGTCAGGCGGCTGGAACAGGTGGCGATGTACGACATCGTCCACGCGGTCAACCCGCGGGTCGGGCTGGACGCAGCCCTGCGGGTCGTCGAAATCGAATGGGACGCGATCCGGAAACGGATCACGGGAATCAAACTGAGCAACATCGCGGACCAGGCGCGGAAAAGCGTGGCGGGTTACATGATGACGGATCAGAGCGTGACAGAGGACAAGATCGCGATGCAGACGATGACGGACATCGTCGAGGCAGCGGCGGACCGGGCGATCCGGATCCTGGGATAAAGCGGAGGAAAAATACATGGCATCGAATATTCAGAAAATGGACCTGGTCGGAATCGACCTGAATCAGGGAACCGTACACAGAATGCAGTGATTGAGGGGGCATAAGAATGACAAACCTATCCAATACCCAGAACATTTTTGATCAGGATTTATCTGAGCTTGTAAATGTTCGGTATATTCCCGGCAATCTGTTTTCTCAGGACAACGGCGCAAACGAAATTGGTGTCCGTTGCTTTTACAAGGGCGAACCAAATTCCATTGCGGGTAACATTGTTTCTGCAAATGTAATTCGTGCTGATGGTGTAACAGTCCCGCTTACTGGGGCAATCTATGGGGATAATAATAACATCGCTTTAGTCAACCTGACAGGAGACTGTTATGAAGTACCCGGTGCTATTACCATTGTAATCAAGATCACGGGAACGTACAGAACAACCACAATCGGTGCATTCATTACGAATAATTATTTGTCCGCAACGGGCACCGTGGTTGATCCCGGTACAATCCTGCCATCTATCCAGTCCCTGATCAGCAGTATAAATACGGCTGTCGCAAGCATTCCGGCAGGGTATGAAATCATGTGGCAGACCTTCGCTCCGGCTTTTTCCACCAGCACGAATTATACCGCCGGACAATATGTTACATACGGAGATCCGGCCCGCCTTTATCGGTTCACCACCGATCATGTTGCGGGAGCGTGGAATTCTTCCCATGCCACGGCGGTCAATGTAGGCGGCGAGCTTAGTTCCAAAGCCGATTTAAGAGTGGTCGCTTCTCCGTTTTATAATGAGACAAATTATGTCATAGGCCAATATGTCACGTACAATGGAAAATTGTGGCGGTTTACAGCCGATCATCCTGCCGGAGAATGGGATAGTTCTCATGTTACGGAAGATTTTGTCGGCTATGAATTATACAACATCAATGCCAATTGGCGGGCTGCGGTTCTAAATCTTTCAGGGCAAAAAACAGACCTTACTGTTATCGCTCCGGCTTTTTATGAGGGTACCGATTATGTAAAAGGTCAGTATGTTATTTATTACGGAAAACTTTATAGATTTGATGTGAACCATTCCGCTGGTGCATGGAACAGCCTTCATGCCACAGAGGTTTATATTGGCTCTCAATTGAACAATATCGATGCTAACTGGCGGGCTGAAGTTGTCGATCTGAAAGCGGATAAAGCAAACCTGTCTATCATAGCCTCACCATTTTATGCGGATGTGGCGTATTACACAGGGCAATATGTCATCCATGATGGGAAACTGTACAAGTTTGCTGTGGATCACCCGGCGGGAGCTTGGAATACCAGTCATGTTGCAGAAGTATATATCGGTTCTGAATTAAGCAATATTGATGCAAACTGGAGAGCTGAAGTTGTCGATCTTAAAACAGGCAAGACAAATTTGACCGTTATTGCTCCTCCTTTTTATGCTGATACGGACTACTACAAAGGCCAGTATGTAACGCATGACGGAAAATGTTATAAATTTACTTCAGATCACCCGGCGGGAGCTTGGAATACCAGTCATGTTGCAGAAGTATATATCGGTTCTGAATTAAGCAATATTGATGCAAACTGGAGAGCTGAAGTTGTTAATTTAAAAAACCAAAAAACTGATTTGATGGTTATTGCTCCTGCATTTTTCCAAGAGACAAATTATGTAACAGGGCAATATGTAACGCATGATGGCAAACTTTACAGGTTTACATCAGACCATCCAGCGGGAGCCTGGAATAATGCTCATGTCGAAGAAGATTTTGTCGGCTATGAATTATACAACATCAATGCCAACTGGCGAGCGGATATTATTGATTTAAGGAACAGCAAGGCTGATACCGTTCTGCTTGCTCCGGCATTCTACGCAGGAACGAATTATGTGGCAGGGCAATATGTTACCTATTCCGGCAAGCTTTATAGATTCACTTCCAATCATTCAGCCGGAGTGTGGAATTCAAGCCATGTTGCAGAGGTTTCGGCTGGGCTCGATTTAAATAATCATGCTCAGGAAATCAAAAATTTAAGGAGCGAGTACAATGTTTTGAAAGCAACGGAGAATGATTATACGGTTGAAGGATCATTTGCAAATCTTATGTATGAAACGTTGGGACTTTATGTAGACGAAAACGGCGATATTAGCCAGAGGGAGGATATGTAATATGGCGAATGCATTAGCGAAAGACAGCACGCTTCAATCCGTTCTTGCAGGTCTGGTTGGAGCTGAACTCGAAAGAACGGCCTTTGTAAAGGAAATCACCTTTAAAGAATCGCAGTTTGAGTCTGGAGACATTGACAGGACTACAGGTACTAATAAAAATGCATCTGGATTTGTGAGGACTTCTGACTATATTTCCCTTCCGCAAAACGTTTGGAAGATGCAACTGTTCGCCGATAAACCGTGGATAGTTTATATTTTGTACTATGATGCAAATAAGCAGTATCAGGAATATGAAATAAATAAAACCGGATACGCAACTATCAAAAACTACCCGTATTGCAGATTGTCCTTTTTCAATTACCCGGCATATATGAGCAATGCAGAGTTTATTACTACAAGGCTAAAAATACAGTATATTGAAAACGCTCCTGTTAAAAATGAATATTTCCTCCACAACCACCTTTTTAATGGGAATTTTGAATATGACAGAAACGGGGATGGAATTGCAGATGGCTGGCTTTTAAGAAATTCTCCAACGAGTTATTCTATTGAAGATGGAATACAAAGCATAACACCAAGCGTCGCAAGTAGTTATATCCGCATGGAACTCGATAATACGCGTACTGGTCATGTGTTTTATTGCTCTCTGACAGCATATACGCCATACGACTTTTGTGCTTTAATTGCATATGGAAGCAGTCCGTGCAGAGTTAATCAGAATACGAAATTTACAAGATCGTCAGGTTTGGTTACAGCGGTTAATTCTAGCTTGAATGCGGAGTGCTCTTGTGGCAATAATGCCGTTGGTCATGAGATCCAGCTGAAAAACATCATGATGATTGATCTTACTGAAATTTATGGTGAAGGAAATGAACCGACCGTAGAAGAGATCGATGCAATTGTTGACGAATTTTATGGTGGATATGTTCCGTGTGAATATGTCGTCAAATATGACGATGGTGATCTCCCAGTAAGCATCATGGAGAGGTTGAAAAATATTGACACGTCCTCTGACAAATTGACTGTGAAGAATGGTGCGGTTACTTCCGTATCTCATTATGTCGGCGAAGAACTCAAGTCAAAGACAATTATCAATCGGGACAAATTCGGCAATCTGATTTCGGTGGAGGAGGAATGAAAATGAATTTCACAATGGCGGAAATTACTAATAAAACAATATCCACAAGACCAGAATCAGGTCTTCATGGGCTGAACGTTAACAGCAATCCTTTCCTCTTTGGGCCGGAGAGGAACATTTCATACGGATGGAATTGGCTTGGCAAAACACAGGAAGAAATCTGGGACAGCCGAATGGTATCGCATTATGCGTTTGGCTCTGTGTGCGTTGGCAGAAACAATGAACTGTATTATGTTTTCAGAAGAGCGACAACCCACGGCGTTATTACAGACCCGACTTCTCCGTATCTGAATGTTGGCGGGGATCTCTGCTATACCGTATCATATGATTCCGGAGAAACATGGGCAGATCCTGTTATATTCCTTGTGCATGAAGAAGGTCGAGACTTGCGGGATGTTACTCTTTCTTATTATCCCGATAATGATATGTATGTCCTGATCTACGAAGACTGCTCTGTCGATTACGCAAACCACGAAGGGACAATGCATATTTTGTCTACACCAAACCTTAACCGTGCCGATTCCGCTTATAACAACATTCTTGACCCGTTCCCAATTTCCAACATGTCAGAATGGACATTACCGACAGAAGATATGTTTAGCGCGCTTAATCAGGCATTCCATCGTCTTGTTCCGCTTGGATCATATTTTTATCTGCCATTTTATGGGACAGACGACGGTACAACAATGGGTGGAGGGTTGCTCCGCTTTCCTGCTGGTGGCGTAAGACTACCAACAGGCATTGTTTTGAAGAAATGGGATGCTGACTCATCAAATGAATGTACGTTCTTTACAACGTTTAACAATGCAAGCGGAATTATCCGGTTTAATATGCTTTTTAGAGGTGGTAACAACTTTGGCACAGGCGATAATGCTACGTTGTCCTATTCAGATGACTTTGGCGAGACATGGTCTGAAAAACAAGAATTGGGTTTCAACGCTGCGGGAGGGCCGCAAGTATTTGATATCAGCGGGACATTGATGCTCGTTGCGAGGGATCAGAAGGCCAATACAAATTTGAATTACACATACGCAATGTTCAGCAAAGACGGACAGAATTGGAGCAATAGGATAATGCTTGCTTGTCGGGGAGTATCGTATGCTTCGATGGCTCAGCTGAATAACGGCAGGACACTCCTGTTTTACACCAAAGAACTGACCAAGTCCATCATTTGTATGAGAGAGATTTATGGTATTCCGCAACTGGCTGATGAGGCTTAAAGTACGGTTGAAGAGACTGCTGAGTAAGTAAAGGATGTTGGGGGAACGTTGATTTTTATGCGCTGAAACCGTTGATTTATAAGAGCTTTTGAAAATCAAATTGGGGGAGCGCTTAAAATTATGTTTGCAAACCTACTTAGATTGATCAGAACATAAAAATACCGCCCTGACTCAGGTTGGTTAGTGAAGACTACTACTTCGCATTTTGGCAAGAATAGGAAGGAGAAAAATCATGAGTGCAAAAGCAACAGACCTGATCCGTGCGGCTCCGAATAGTAAAACAAAGGGATGAAAACAATCGTTTAAGAAAGAGAGGATATCAAAATGAAAGAATTTTTTGTGGTACACCTTATCAATAAGCCGGACGGAACTACTTCCACGCCAGTATCAGCATATGATACAGAGACCGAAGCATGGAAGAATTTTTACCGACTCTGCGGACAGGCGGTAGACAGCGTAAACTATACTGATACGCTTGTGCTGATGAATAAACGGGGTCTTGTGCTTGATGCAAAACCTTTTGAGCATATGCCGGAACCAGAACCGGAACCGAATGAGGAGCAATAAAATGGGAGACGGTACAAACTGTCCATCGGATCTGTTGACCACGTGGCCGGGGAATAAATAGGAGGGATCAGAAATGAGATGGGTGCTGAACGCAGCTTTGATCCTGATCGGGATTAACGCAATCTTTTTCGGGGTGCTGTGGATCATCGCGACGATTGAGGAATGGGAGGACAGAAAATGAAACCAGCAGCGGCAGAGCTGATCCGGGCGGCGCCGGAATATCTGGGCGTCCCATACTCCACCATGGACTGTCAGGCATTCGTGGAAGCCTGCCTGAAGGATATCGGGATCCGGAAAAATCTGGCGGGAAGCAACACCTGGTACAGATTGGTCCGGAAGAACGGATGGGTCGGAACACCGGCGGAATGCATCCGGAAATATGGGGAGATCCCGAAGGGGGCCTTCCTTTTCATTTTGGAAAACGATGGAAAAGAACCGGAAAAGTATCGGAAGGACGGAATCGGCAACGCCTCGCACATTGGGATATACACCGGGATGACCGGAGAGGAAATGTGCCGGATTGCGGCGGAAGCAGGAGTCCAGGATCCGGAAAAATACAACTTCGGAAACGGAGCGATCCATAGCAGCTCGAAGCGAAAAGCCGTCTGCACCAGCAACTTCAAGGGCAACGCCATCAGCGGCGGATGGAACCGGATCGGGATCTGGGACAAGATCGACTATGGAACAAAGGAAGGAAGTGAAAAAATGAAAGCTATTGTCTGCGGGCCGAACGGGGAAACTGTATTCCTGCGGAAAAAGCCGAGCAAGAGCGCGGACTGGATCTGCAGAGTCAAGAGCGGAGAAACGGTGGAGATCCTGGGAACCGAGGGCGAATGGGACAAGGTTTATTATCCGGGAGAAAATGAGATTGGATACATGATGTACCAATATCTTTCACCCGCAGGCCAGGAGGGCGAAGGAACGGTACCAGTCGAGAAAAATTGGCTGATCAACCAGAGAAAATGGCACGAAGAACAAATCGAGGAAATTAACCGCCTGCTGGGGGTGACAGCCTGATGGTAAGCTGGATTTGGATCCCGGTCGCGCTGATCTTCGGAATTTGGTTCGGGTATACAATCGACATGAAATGAAAAGAGGAACGAAAGCCATGGAAACAAAAGTGAAAACGATCACCGAAATTCTGGCCGGGATTGGCGGAGCAATCGCGGCATTTTTCGCCGGACTGCAGCCGATCATTTGGATCCTGCTGGCGGTGATGACCATCGACTACGTGACCGGGATCATCTGTGGACTGATGGGCAAAAGCCCGAAGACGAAGAACGGCGGGGTTTCCAGCGGAGCAGCATTTAAGGGCCTGTTGAAGAAGGCGCTGATTTTGCTGGTGGTTTTGCTGGCGGCGCTGCTGGACAAAGCGGTCGCGCTGGGAGCCGGGGTTCAGTTTGAAGCGGTGGCTGGGTTCACCTGCATGTGGTTCATCGCCAGCGAAGGATTCAGCATTGTAGAAAACGCGGCGGCGATGGGAGTACCGATTCCAAAGATCCTGCTGCAGGCGCTCGAGATCGTCAGGGCAAAGGGCGGAGACGAAAAGCAGCGGGAAAAGACAATTGACGGAGTGCGGTACGTTCTGGTCGAAGACGGCGGCTGGTTCAAATGGCAGAAGGAGAAGGAACCGGAAGAATCGACGAAGGGCAGACAACCGGATGAAGAAAAGCCTCCCGCGGATTGACGGGAGGACGGGGCCGCTGATAGAATGAGAAAAAGCGGAGGACGGAGGTTTACAGACCATGGTAGAAAAGAACATGCAGAGCGATGAAAAACAGGCGGCGGTGCCGTATTTCATTCACGAGGGCGACATGACCCGGATGGACATGGCGATGGAAAAACTTCAGCAAACCAGCAAGGACGCACTGGACAAAATGCAGGAAAACACGAAGCAGATGAAAAGCGCATTGCTGATTGTATGCGTGACGCTGATTGTTGCGGTGGCTATCTTCGTCGCAGGGTACAGCTGGAACAACAGCCGGTGGATGGAGTACACGAAAGCGCTGCAGGCGGAGGGCGCAGGCCATGGCGATCAACAGACCGAAATACACGAACTCCCAGATCCGGGAATTGATCCGTGAGCGGATCCACTCGCGGAGGGATCGGAAGATTCTTTTTCTGAAGCTGGTGGACGGTCTGACCTTCGGGGAGATCGCGGAGGAAACCGGGATACCCATCAGCACCATCACGGACGCATACTACAAGCAGACGAAAATTCTATTTCAGGACTTCCCAGGCTGAAAAGCCTGGGGATTTTTTTATTTACTGGGAGCTGCGGATCCCGGTTTTTTTTATTTTTGGGAAAAATCCGGAAGGAAACCGGAAGACATCCGGAAGCGCACCGGAATGACGATGGGCCGGATCCGCGGGACAATATAAGCATCAAAGCGGGAGGAAAAGGGAATGGCAATGGACAGATGGATCCAGCGATTCACGAGATGCGGGATGCCGGAGGAAACGGCGACGCAGATCGTGACCTACCTTTTTCAGAAAAAAATGATCGTGGAGCTGATGCGGTTCCTGCGGATCACGGAGGAGGCGACGGGCAACAGATGAGCCGATGGATCATGTTTAACCCAAATCCGGACGGACGCGGAAAAGACGACTGCGCGGTGCGGGCAATCGCAAAGGCGCTGGGGACGGATTGGGATGGAGCCTACGTGCTGCTGGCGGCAAAGGGCTTCAAGATGAAAGACATGCAAAACGGGAATCCGGTCTGGGGAGCGGTGCTGCGGGAGCATGGATTCAGGCGCGGCGGGATCCCGAACAGCTGCCCGGACTGCTACACGGCGGAGGACTTCGCGACGGATCACCCAAAGGGAACATGGGTGCTGGGATTTGGGGATCACGTGTGCACGATCCAGGACGGGATGATTTTTGACAGCTGGGACTCAAGCGCGGAATGTCCGCAATATTTCTGGACCAACATGACGGAGGAGGAATGAGCGCATGGCGATGATACCAGGACGAAATCCGATCATCCAGAATCAGGGAGCCTACCCGGCAGCATTCGCGCCGACGATGAGCGGATATCAGATGCCGGGATATTATCCGGCGATGCAGCCGGCAATGAACTATCAGCAGCCGGGACAGATGCAGCAGGCAGGGCAACCCGGCGGAACGCAAATGAGCCTGCCGACGGTTCACGCGGAGATCCTGCAGGTCGAGGATCTGCAGGCGATGGAGCGACAGCCGGTCGACGCGGGGACCAGTCAGATGATGATCACAAAGGATGAAACGATCATCGGTGTTAAAAGTACGCTGGCAAACGGCGAATACACGCTGGACATATACGAAAAACGGAAACCGGAACCGAAGCCGCCGGCTCCGGAATACGTGACGCGGGAAGAATTCGAAATGCGGATCGCGGAGGCGCTGCGGGCAGCGGAAGAGGCGCGGAGAAGCGCGGAGGCGCCTGCCTGGGAACCGGAACCGAAAGAGGAACCGGAGCCGATCCCCTATGAACCGCCGGAGCCTGCGCGGCGACCGGCAACCAGGACAACGGGAGGTGCGAAAAGACGATGAGCATCATGGACGGGCTGCGGAGAGGCAGCGGACAGCAGCAAGGGCAGCAGGGCGGTGGCCGGAGTGGGGTCACGGTTCAGCAGGCCATGCAACAGGTTAACAGCAATCCGGGAGAACTGATCCGGGCGGCGGGGTTTCAGGTTCCGTCAGAATGCATCGGAAACAACCAGGCGACCGTAATGCACCTGATCCGGAGCGGACAAGTGGGAGGTCCTTTGATGCAGATGATTGCGCCGATCATCCAGCGGATAGGCGGAGGACGATGAGAAGACATCAACCGCTCAGTGCACGGGGCGGAGGATGAAATATATACACGGAGGAAACAAACATGGCAATCGTAAACGACAACGGGAGCAACGGTATGGTTCTGCCGGTGGCTCCCATGGGCTACGGATACGGCAACGGCGGCGGTCTTTTCGGAAACGGCAGCGGCGACATCTGGGGCTTGATCCTGGTTCTGCTGCTCTGCGGCAACGGCATGTGGGGCGGCTTCGGCGGTCTGGGCATGGGCGGCATGATGTGGCCGATGATGATGGGCGGCATGGGCGCCGGCGCGGGCATTGATTACCTGTATCCCTGGCTGAACAACAGCGAACACATCAGCGGCGGATTCCGGGATCAGCAGCTGGCGAACCAGATCACGCAGATCCTGACAGCCCTGACAAGCGGATTCGGCGATGTTCAGCTGGGCATTGCGGGCGTAAATCAGAACATCTGCCAGACCGGCAACGCCATCACCGGAGCTGTTCGGGATGGATTCAGCGCGGCGGAGATCGCGGCGAACGGACGGCAGATGGCCCAGATGCAGCAGGCATACGCGGCGCAGACCGCACAGGCCCAGGGCTTCAATCAGCTGGGCGCTCAGCTTGCACAGTGCTGCTGCGATAACCGGCTGGCAAGCGCCGATCTGAAGGCGACCGTGCTGGCGGAGAACTGCGCGGATCGGGCCGCGCTGAGCGACGGCATCCGGGACATCATCGCGGCGACGAACGCGGGATTCCAGAGCATCAAGGATCAGCTGTACAGCGACAAGATGGACGCGAAGAACGACGAGATCAGCCAGCTGCGGCAGGAAATCCTCTACGCTCGCGGACAGGCCAGCCAGATCGCCCAGGACGGCAGGATCATCGATGGCGTATATAACCGGCTCGCCCAGTGCCCGGTCGGCACTACGCCGGTATACGGCAACCAGCCGATTTTTACCTGCCCGGTGACGGTCAATGGTAACGGCGGCTGCGGCTGCGGCTGCGGACTCGCTGCCTGATCTTTTCAGGCAAGCCGATCATTCTGCGGGGCGGGCTTCCCTGCCCGCTCCCGCATTGAGTAACAGGAGGAAACGAACATGGCCTGCAAAAATGTTTGCAGAATCTGCGACCATCTGGCAATCTCGGAATCCGTCGCGTTAACCGGCGGAAACCTGGTGATTACCCTTCCGGAGAATTCCTACCGGAACGGCGAGAAAGTCTGCATTGTGGTCGCGCAGACCATCCCGGAGGAAACGACGATCACGGCTCCGGTCGTGATCCAGATCGGAACCGGAACGGAGCAGTACCCGCTGACAACCAGGTGCTGCGCTCCGGTGACGGCCTGCGGAATCCGGACGCGGACAAGATACGCCACACGGGTGGTGACAAGCGCGGCGGGCGCGGTTTTCCGGATGCTCGGAAATCCGGCATGCCAGCCGAACTATAACCTGGAATCGATCAACGGAACCGCACCGACGGCAGCAACCGCGGGCGGAAACTGACGGAAGGGAGGAAAAACCATGGAAAATATCATGGAAAGCGTCTATGAGATGAAAGAAAACGTGGGCCGCGAGATCGGGGACGCGAACGAACGGATCCGCGAATCGGGCGGTAAAATCAACCTGCAGGACCTGGATGCCATCTACAAGCTCAGCAAAAGCATCATGGCTCTGGTCACGACATGCGCCATGCTGAAGGAAGAACAGGACGGGGACGGCGGATACAGCGAACGGTATATGCCGACCGGACCGGTCTATAATCCGGGAATCACCTACGGATACTCCAGGAACGGAGAGCGCCGGGAGGACTACAGCCGGAACGGATCCGGTAACGGATACGGCGGAACCCGCGGCGGTTACAGCCGGAACGATGGCCGCTACAGCCGGAACGGATACTCCAGGAACGGCGACATGAGCGAACAGCTGCGCCAGATGATGGAGGATGCGCCGGACGAGCTGACCAGGATGGAGATCAAAAAGCTGATGGACCGGATGGAAAATCAGCGGTAAAAAAGCGGAGCTTTCCCGCCCTTTGGGGCGGGTTTTTTCTTTTAGATTTTTCAGAAATTTATTCAAAAAAATGGAAAATTTGCTTGACTTGGGTACCTTATTCGTTTATAATTAGGGTACCCAATAAGGGAACGGAAACGAACGGAGGGAACGAGGATGACGATCGAAGAGAAAAAGACCTGGCTGGAAGGCGCGACGAACGAAGAGCTGCTGAAGCAGCTGGTGACATTAGAACTGGAAGAAGCAAAACAGTGCAGCTACGGAGAGCGGCAGAAGGACATCAACCTGACGAAGACAGAGATCCTGAAACGGATGAGCGCGAAAAACTGAGAGGAGGACACGAAGATGAAGAAGGAACTGACATACAGAACGCTGCGGCAGGCGCTGACGGCGGTCGAGAATCAGGACATGACGATCAGAGAGCTGCGGGCATTGCTGGTACAGATCGAGGAACAGGATGAAACGGTCGAAGAAACCGAAATCATGAAGCTGACCTACAACAAATAAGGGGAGGGAAAAGACATGAAGAGCAACATCAAAACGACGCAGGTGGCCGGAAAGACCTTCACGGTGTGGAGCGATTTCATGAAGCGCGGAACATACGCGGCAGACGAAAACGGAACCGAAAAGCGGATCGCCGGAGGGAATTACCTGGGAAACGATCTGACCATACGGAAGGCGATCGCAAACAGCTTCAAGCTGCCGACATTCAGGAAGAACTGAGGAAAGGAAGGGACAAAACCATGATGAGCAGAGCAGAGGCAGAGGCCTACGGAAAGCGGATCGGGGTGCGGTACTACCTTAGAAACACAGAAGGCGGGCTTTACGGAGGATACACCACCCTGGAAGCAGTGCAGGAAGCAAAAGAACGCTTCGAAAAGGAAGACAAGAAAAACCAAAGGACAAAGGGAAAAACGAAATTCATTATCACGGAAGCGAAATGAGGGGGAAAAGAACATGGGCAGAATGATCGAACTGGCGAAGAAATACCGGATCCCGCTGCGGAGCACAGAAGAGGATCTCGCCTTCAGATGGGAAACGGTTCTGCGGTACGGGGACAGGGTCCTGCTGGCCGGGAGCTGGTATCATCCGGACGGGAAAAACTGGGTCGCGGCAGTTTATGAATTCACGGATGACAAAGAAACGGATTACGATGACAGCATCAGCCTGCGCTGGGTGGCGGAGGAACGCTTCGAGGACAACGGACACGCGATCTCCTGGGCGATCCGGAATGCATAAAAAGGGGGAAATTTTATAAAATTGCTTGACTTGGGTACCCTATTGTTATATAATAAGGGTACCCAATAAGGGAGCGGAAACGAACGGAGGGAACGAAGATGCGGTACATTGACAGAACGGGTAAGGCCAGGAACGAAAAGGGAGAATCAAAAAACATCAGCAGCCTGGGCGACCTGAGCAAGGAAGCATGCAAGAAGGCGGAGAGCAAGAGACTCGGAGTGATGAAAACCAGCTGGGGAGCCTACAAGGTAATCAAGGAATGCGGCCTGGGATACGAAATGGAAGCCTTCGAAAACCTGAAAGAGGTTGACACCTACATCAAGAAGATCTGAGGAGGGAAAGACGATGAACGAATTCACAGACGAAACCATGCAGAACGGACTGAAGGCGCTGATCACGGGAGACTACGACCCGGAAGAGATCAACTGGGAAAACATGCGGGTGAACACCTTCGAAGAAGAAGGGGTCATGACATACGACAAAGGACTGGTGATCACGCTGCCGGACGGCAGCGAATACCAGATCACGATCATCCGGAGCAGATGAGGAGGGACGGAAAATGCGGTACACCATGAACGGAAAGCAGGTCACGAAAGAGGAAGCATATGAAGAAATCGGAAAAATGCTTCCGGATGGCGGAATACAGTACCTGGACAAACAGATCCAGTTCTGCAAAGAAAACGAAATCATAGAATTGACGCTAACGATTGGGACGAAAGGAACGTTAAAAATCGAATTCTGATGGGGTTGACATAGGGAACCCTAAAGAATAGAATAAGCACGGAGGTGCGGCGGATGACAAACATGGAATATTTAAACAAATACGAAAAAGAAAACCTCCGGCAGATTAGACTGAAAATCAACCGGAAAACGGAACCGGAGCTGCTAGAATGGATCGAGAAACAGGAAAACATCCAGGGATACATCAAGCAGCTGATCCGGGAGGACATGAAAGGAGAAAAGAAAATGGATAAAAATACTTTAGGCGGAAAGAAATACAAAATCAAACCGGAGTATTTGGATCTTTGGGGAGATGATGCAACGGAGGAAACGATCATCACTGAAGCAGAACTGGAAATGATCACAAGAGGATGGGAAAAGGAACCGGATGATGTGATGGATCAGCTGATCCCGCTGGACTAAGCAAAAAGAAAAAGGCCACCGATTGGTGGTCTTTTTTTCATCCGATCAGATGGCGATCCGGAAGGCCGTCACCCGCGTGTTCGGATGTAACACGTCTGGTACACCATTAGAAACGCTATCCGAACACAAAGCAGCGTCCGGAACTTCCTCCTGCAGATCTGCAGGAAGGTCAAACCGGAAATTGCCTTCGGTGTTATTGACGACAATCCAAAGATGATCGTCGTAGACATAAACGGAATTCACGAAGGTCTGAATCAGATGCTGCCGGTGCAGCGGATCGTTCCGGTCGCCTTTGGTGAACCGGTGCAGGAAGAAAATGACGCGGTCGCGATCCATGAGCTGCGCCTGGGAAAAGCGCAGGGTTTCGATGGAAACGCGGAGGTTCTCCGCCGTGGCCTCCAGCGCCTTCAGCTTTTCGACGGTGGAGGAGGACCAAACGCCTGCAGCGATGGCGTTATTGATATTATCAATCTGTTTTTTGACTTCCGCCTGTTCGGATTCCATGGCCGCGAGGGGCGAGGATTTCAGCTCCTCCGCCTGCAGCGCCATGATGGCGTCCGCGTTTTTCTCGATCATTTCATCGGACAGGACATAATCCAACACGAAATCGATCACGGCATCTTCCAGACGATCCTTCCCGATTGATTTTTTATTGCAGCCCTTCCTGGCCTTGTGGGACTGACAGGAATAATAATAAAACCGATTGCCGGCCTTCGAGGTTCCGGAATCGCCGATCATGGCGGAACGGCAAAGGCCGCAGAACGCCTTACCGGTGAGAAGGAAATCAACGGCGCCCTGCTCGACATGGCGGGCGGTTTTCTTTTTCATGGCCTGGGCCTCCTGGAATGTTTTCTGGTCGATGATGGCGGGCATTCCTTCCGAAACGCGGATGGATCCCCAGATATAAGTGCCGGTGTATCGCTCGTTTGACAGGATCCGCATGAGGGATTCCGGAGAAAAAGACTTCCCGCGGGAGGTTTTCACTCCCTGGGCATTCAGCTGGCGACAGATGGACGCGGCGGAGAAACCGGAACAATATTGCTGAAAAATGTGACGGACAACGGCAGCTTCCTCCGGGTCCAGCGCATAGCGACCATCCGGGCCGCGGGAATAGCCGAGGATCCGGGTACCGTTATAAAGGCAGCGGTTGGCATTGTCCGTCATGCCGCGGGTGACGTTTTCGGACAGCTGGCGCGAATACCATTCAGCGGTCGCCTCCAGCATGCCCTCCAGCAGCACACCGGCGGAGCCTTCCGGGATCGGTTCCATGGCATAAACGACCTTCACACCGAACCGGCGGAGCCGTCCCTTGTAAAGGGCGGATTCCTCGCGGTTACGCCCGAAACGGTCCACCTTCCAGCTGATCACGGTGTCGAAGGTTCCGTTTTCCGCGGCGGACATCATGGACTGGAAGGCCGTCCGGGCGGAAGCATTTTTGAAACCGGACCGGGCATGGTCGGCATAATCATGGACGATGGTATACCCTTCCCGATCGGCGAAGGCGTGGATCTCCCGAAGCTGCTGCTCGATGGAAACGTCCCGCTGGCCGGCGGAGGAATAGCGAGCATAGGCAACAGCGGTCCGCGGAGAGCAGGAAGGGGCAACAGTTTTTTTCATGGAAACCTCCAAATTAAAGAAGTTTTAAAATAACAAACCTCCTATTTTTTAGCTGCAGGATGCTGCAGCAGAGTAGCGAGAGCATCAGCGCGGGCGCGGTCATCGGCAGCACGGTAAGCGTCAAGAAAAACTTTTTCTTCTTCCGGAAGATTGTTAAACATTGTATCCGGAGAACGAAAAGAAAAAGGAGCATCTGCAAGATCAACAGGGGCATCCTCGTCCAGCAATTCAAAAAGTTGCTGGACGGTCATATCCATGCCGGAGGCAAGCTTTTTGTATTGGTACAGTGTGGGGACCATAGGCTTCCCGGTTTTAGGATTGATATCCTTTTCCAAAAATGAAATATAAGAATTTGAAAGGTCACAACGGCGGGCGAATTCGCGCTGTGAGATCTGCAATGCGGAACGATAATCAGAGATAATGGTGCTAAGCTTCATTGAAACGCCCTCCTTGTAAAGAGTATTTTACACGAAAAGAAAAAATTTGTAAAGCAGGCTTGACAAAAATAAAATAATGGTATATTTTAATGTAAAGTTGATTTAACAAGGAGGGAAAACAAATGGGTTACAGACTTCGGGAAATACGTGAACAGAAAAAAATGACACAGGAAGCGCTCGCGGAAAAGAGCGGAATCAGCCGGCAGACAATTTCTGCAATTGAGCAAAACAAATGCGCTCAGGTGAAAAGTGGGACACTTGTCGCTCTGGCAACAGCACTTGAAACGACGATCGACAATATTTTTTTTCCGGATGCTGTTTAGTCGGTTAAACACTTAGGAACAAAAAAGCGGCTGACAGGTACCAGCTGTCAGCCATGCAAAGCAGAAAGGAAAGGTTTCTACAATGCATGAGCATTATATCACATACCTCGAAAAACAGGCAAGGCTCGAACTGGAAAAGGCAAGGCTCGAACTGGAAAAGGCAAGACTTTATTACAGGGCAGTGATTATCGGCGAGATTCTGTTAACGCTGGCAATCATTATTTTCGTTTTGCGGTTTCGCGGATAAAGGCGGTGACGCAGATGACGAACATATGCCGCGGATGCGGAGCGGAGGTGATCTGGATCCGGATGCAGCTGACCAGGCGGAAAATGCCGGTCGACGCGGAGCCGGTCTGGATCAGGCTGGAGGGCGGAGGGGATACATTCATCCGCCTGGACGGGACAACGGTCACCGGCAGGAAGATCGGGGACGCATACGACGATGAGGATCCGGACAGCAACATGATGGAATGCTACGAGAGCCACTTTGCAACCTGCCCGGTCGGCGGGCAATTTCGGAACAGACAGCCCAGGACAAGAGCGCCGGGGTACAGATGAGAGGAGCGAAAACGATGTACGAATGCGATGATTGTGTTTTTGAATACAAGGATCAAGAGGAAGAACCGTGCAAATCCTGCAGCAAAAGCTACGTCAATAACTGGAAGCCGAAAACAGACGCAGAAGCAAAAGACGAATTCATCAGGAAGATGAGACAGATTTCCAAAGAGAACAAGGCGCGAGACGCGGCAGTGATGCGGGCACAGATGGAAGAGAAAGCGAAAGCGCAGGCCGCAGAATCACAGGAAGAGAACATGGGGAATCGAAAGATTCCGCTGCCGAACGTGTCGCCGATCTTCGAGCATGAAGCGAGCGATTACCCGGACGCGGTGAGGGTCAGCTTCCCGAACGGGCGGACCATCGTCTACACGCGGCAGGTGCAGCAGCCGGAGCCGATGCTGGTGGAAAGCATCCTGATCATTCGGAAATGGAAAACGGAGGGCTACCAGTACACGCCGCCGCGGCGAAGGAGGAATCAGAAATGAAAATCCAGACAGCGACAACCTGCAGGAAATGCGGGAAAGATATCCAGGTGATCGCCTTCGGAATTTATCACAAAGCGGTCGTGGACGCAGAGGCGGTCATGGTGATTCCGGATCCGGATGGGAGAGAATACGTCCGGATCGACGGAAGCAAGGTGCGCGGAAGAGAGCGGTCCTACGAAAGTGACGAACCGGCGGAAGCGGCATACCGGCAGCACCGGTTCACATGCGGCGGAGGGACCAGATGATCTGCCGGGACTGCCCGAAGGGGCGGAGATACGGGAGCGGGAGCGTTTACTGCAGGCAATATGGGATGATCATCCGGGAGAATTTCCCGTGCATCCAGCGGAGGGAAAAGCACGATGAAACAGGCGGAGGAGATGCGGATCCTCGCGACGGAGGCGAAGACCAAACCGGACTACACGAAAACGGCGCCGGCGCTGCTGGAACGGTGCCGGGAGTTTTACCGGGATCCGGAGAACGAACGGGAATACCAGGAATGGAAAGCTAAACGGGATGCAAAAACGGCGAAAGCCGTGAGTGCATAAACAAACCGGAAGGGAGGGAAAAAGATGGAAAGACAGATGAAAAAGCTGGACGAATTGATGGACGGCGCAGTGACGGAGCGGTTCAACGTGGAGATGGACCGGGTGATGCGGAACATCTACGATCCGAACACGGATCCGGAAGCAAAGCGACAGATCACGATCACCATCACGATCGAACCGAACGAAAGCCGGGACGTGGGGCGGTACAAAGTCGAAGTTAAAAGCAAAATCGCGCCAATGGCTCCGATCACACAGGTGTGCTTCCTGCGACAGAGTGACGACGGCATGGTCGTGGCGACGGAGGTAACAAAACAGGTGCCTGGGCAGATGGACATGGACGGAAACGAACAGCCGATGCCGCGGGTGGTCGAATTCGGGAAAAGCAACAAAGAAAAAGCGAACTGATGGAGGGATGAACCATGAAGAGTGAAGTCAGAACAGAAAACATGACACCGGAAGCGGTGCGGGCAAAGGAAGAATACCTGTTCAATACGGGGGCAGAATATCAGAGACGGATCGATGAACTGAAACTGCCGGAGCTTTTCACGGATAAGAACGGAGAACAGTATATCTGGCACAATGGCCGGTATGAACGGGTGGAACTGCGGAAACCGGAAAAGATCGTGAAGGCGGAGCCTTTCGAGACGTTCTCGCTGAACGGACTGCTGGATTATATCCTAACGGATCCGGAGGGCAGATTCGGAGAAGGAACCAGGCACATCGTGCGGGTGAAGAGTCCGACGCTGGTGGAAGTCATCGCGCCGGAAACCGGATACTGGCGGGAACGCGAACTGGTGGCCTACTGCAAAGCGGTGATCCCGGAGATCAGCTTCGGCAGATATATGGACGCGGAGGATTTTCAGGTCATGGTTCAGACCTGCTTCATGGACAGCGAGAACCGGGCGGTGGTGCTGAAGCTGGCCGGAAGCGTGCGGAAGGAACAGAACATGCAGACAGCTGACGACGGAGTCAGCCAGAAGATCACGATCAACAGCGGGATCAGCACGGCGGCGGACGTGATCGTGAAGAATCCGGTGACATTGACACCATACCGGACCTTCCATGAAGTGGAACAGCCGGAGAGCCCGTTTGTGCTGCGGTTTGATGAAGAAGGAAACCCGGCGCTGTTCACCGGGGACGGAAGCAAGTGGAAACTGGAAGCGGTGGCGGCGATTCGCGGATATCTGGCGAGGGCGCTGGAAAACGAAAACGTGGATGTCATCGCATAAGGAACGACTGGGCCGGGGTGAAACACTCCGGCCCGGATCCGGAGGGAAGGAAAATGATGAACGGTCTGGTGGTTCGCCGGGGCGGAAAGTATCTGGCCAGGAAAGGCACGAAGAGCGCCAGGCCGGACGCGTCCGGGAACTTCTGGAGCGCGGAGCTGCAGGCGGCGCGGGTTTTCATGAATCACGACGCAGCCTGCAGAGCCGCCCGAAAATTTGGCGGAGTGGTTAAGCTGATGAGGAACGGAAAGGCGGAGGATTGAGAGTGGGAAAAGCGAGCTTCAGGATTTGCCTGGGAATCATACTGGCGGCGATCGCCGTGCTGATCTTTTTTGAAATCCGGATGCAGCGGGAGCCGGCTTGGACCGTCTGCTACGAAATGACGAACCAGCATATCGAATGGACCGGGGCTGGATATAACGGGATACACGGGAAATAGGAGTAATGCGAATGACCAGAGATGAGATCATCAGCGGCCTGGAAGCAGTGGTTCGCGATGTGCGGAAAGAACCAGATGAAAAAATGCTTGGCGTTTGCATTACCGCAGACGAAGCAGAAGAAATCGTAAAACTACTGAAAGAAAAACTACTGAAAGAGCAGGAGCCGATTGCGCCGTCTGTATGCGGTTACAAGGAACCGGATGGACATGGCTGTTGGTGGTATCTGTGCGGCAGATGCAAAAAGCCGATAGACCATAAAGACAGGTTTTGCAAACGATGCGGACAGGCGGTGAAGTGGGACTAATTCGCATAAGGAGCGGTAGCCGCGGGGAACCGCGGCACATGGGCTGAAAGGGTCAGGTCTGGGATTCAGGGAACAGCAAACAAAAATCAGCAATAATAAATATGAAAGGAAAATCCTCCTTCAGACGTTCCCGGATGTGCCACCAGATCAGGCAGGTTCGATTCCTGCCCAGCTCACCAGGGCAAAAGCCCAAATCTGACCTGCAGCGATGAAAAAGCGGCTGGTCAATAAATGGGGAGAGCAGAAGCAGCCGGCTGGCATCCGGACGTGAGAGCCGTCGCCCAGAACAAGATGCTGGTGCCTGCGGAGGGTCGGCCTCCGGAAAAGCGGGACAGGCTCCGCAATCGCGGGCTTGTATGGAGTATTAATAAGTGAGCCAAAAACAGATTTGAAAGTTTGCCGACAGCAGACCGAAAGAAAATGACAACCGTTTTCTGAAAGAAGGGGGTGTCGGGGGAAACAGAGCGCCGGAACGGCTGACAGGTTCCAGAGAGCAGCTGGCGCTCTGTTGCCCCTGACCGTATAGGAGCACAACCGGAGGATGGAAAATGAGCAGCTGGGAGTTTGAGGTGCTATTCGACATCAACGCGGAGGGATCCGGGACGCTGATGGACGGAGAATGGGCGGACGGGTACTGGCAGGACATCCCATCGGAGATCCGAGTCGGAAAGATGGGATACCGGACGCGGACGGTGAAGGCCGGGCCGCGGCTGGAAGTCGAGATATACCCGATCTTCGGACGGGAGAAAACGCGCAAGACCAGGGCGGCGCGGAAGAACGTGACACCGGACGTCGTCCAGCGATGCAACGAAGAACGGGCGAAGCGAAAGCTGACCCAGCTGATAGACGCGAACTTCGACGAAAACGACATCCACCTGACGCTGACATACGTCGGGCAGCCGCCAAAATACGAACAGGCGCAGAAGGACGTGAAGAACTTCCTGCGGGTCGTGAAACGGAAGAGACAGGCGGCAGGCCTGCCGCCGCTGAAATACATCTACACGATCGAAGGCAACGACGACGGAACCAGGGAGCGGATCCACGTCCACATAATCATGAGCGGCGGGATTGACCGGATCCAGCTGGAGGAAATCTGGGGGAAGGGATATGCGAACGCGGATCACCTGCAGCCGAACGAGAACGGGCTGGAAGCGCTGGCAAGATACATCACGAAGCAGCAGAGGAACCGGCGGCGCTGGGCGCGGAGCAAGAACCTGAAGCGGCCGAAGCAGAGAACCAGCGACACGAAGGTCAGCAACGCGAGAGTGAAGCGGCTGGCGATGGACTTTCCGAACAGCGCAAAGGAAATCATGGAAAAACTGTACCCGGACTACACGCACGTCCGGACGATGATGAGATACAGTGACGTGGTGGACGGCGCATACATCCGATGCGTCATGAGACGAAAACCAGAGAGGAGGCAGAGAAAATGACCGACATCGAGATCCTGCAGGAGTGCAGAATGGCGACCATCGAAGAAAGAGTGCTTTCAAGGCAGATAGACCGGCTGACCATGATCGGCGGGCCAAGGGGGATCGGATCACAGGCGATCGAGCCGGCAGCGGACCGAAAAACGAACAATGCGACAGCCGGACAGCTGCAGCAGCTGGAAGGACTGATCGAAAAGCTGGTGCGGAAGCGCGATGAAAACATCAGCATCATCCAGCAGGCAGAAAACGTCATCGAACGGATCCGGAGCCGGAGGGACAGGATCGTGATCCGGAGCTATTACGTCGAGGGGCAAAGCGAATACGAAATAGCGGACGTTCTCGAAATGAGCCGGCAATGGGTTAACCAGCGGCGGAACCTGCTGATGGACGAACTGGCAATGCCAAAGAAAAAAACAAGGCATGGCCAGAATTTATTGATTTAGCCATGCGACATGAAAATAATAATACCATGGACAACCGCGAAAGAGACAAGGGATTCGCGGATGCTTTCTACGCGTCGCCGGCATGGAAGCGGTGCGCGAGAGGATACCGTCGATCTGTCGGCGGACTTTGCGAACGCTGCCGGAAGCGCGGGCTGATTGTGCCAGCGGTTGAAGTGCACCACAAAATCAAGCTGACACCGGCAAACATTAACAGACCAGAGATCGCGCTTAACTGGCGGAACCTGGAAGCATTGTGCAAGGATTGTCACCTGCAAGAGCACAAAAAGAAAAGGCGGTGGAGAGTCGATGAAGAAGGGAAAGTGACGGCAGAGGATCCCCCCTTATCAACGGATTGACGCCAGACGGCACAGG